TAGCCGCTGGCCGTGGCCGCACCGCTGTAGCCGCTGGCCGTGGCCGCACCGCTGTCGCCGCTGGCCGTGGCCGCACCTCTGTCGCCGCTGGCCGTGGCCGCACCGCTGTAGCCGCTGGCCGTGGCCGCACCTCTGTCGCCGCTGGCCGTGGCCGCACCGCTGTCGCCGCTGGCCGTGGCCGCACCGCTGTCGCCGCTGGCCGTGGCCGCACCTCTGTCGCCGCTGGCCGTGGCCGCACCGCTGTAGCCGCTGGCCGTGGCCGCACCGCTGTAGCCGCTGGCCGTGGCCGACTTGTTCTTGCCGCTCGTGCTGACGCTGTGCCAGTCCTTGTCGGTCACAGCGCCTTCATCAGGCGCGCAGCGCGCAAGCACCCACTCGACCGTCTTGGTTATGAGATCAGGCAAGCCAATCTCAGCCTTGACTGTCAGAGACGCGGCAGCGATCTTGCTATCGTCGGCGTGGCGCGAGATGGCGCCCGACGCGCGCACGATCGCGAAGCGGCTTGTGTTCGGCGGGTAGTACGCAAGCACGTCGAGAGGGCGCTCGCATGCGTGCAGACCGCTCTCGCACGCTTCGACCTTACCTTCGTGCTTGTAGGTGCCGCCGACGGCGTACTGCATGCCGCGGCACTTCATGTTGGCGTCGAACCCCTTGTAAAAGACACGACTCACAGCCCGCCCTCCATCGCCTCGTCACGCCGGCGTTCGTAGGCCTCGTCTGGATCGGGGCCATCTTCGAGTTCGCCCTCGTCCTCGGCCGCTTCGAGCGCGTAGTCAGCCTGCGCCTGCGCGAACTGACACGCGAGCACCGACAGCAGCAGCGAGGCCTGGACCTTCACGTCGCGGCCCTGCGCGGCGTCGCGCAGCAGGGCGGCCAGTTGCGCGCCGTCGATCTCGTTGTGCAGCAGATCGGCGATCGACCGTTGCTTGATCGGCAGGCCCGGCGTGGGCACCAGCTCAGCAGTGTCAGGCCCGAGCGCGGCTGCGATGAAGCGCGCCTGCAGCTCGCTGGCCTTCTCGGCGTGAAGCGCGGCACGGCGCGCCACGCGGTCAAGCCTCGCGTCGTAGGTGCGCTCTTGCGCGCGGGTAAAGTCGAGCGCGCGCATCATGCGGCCTCCAAAATCATTCGAAGCACAAACTCGACTGCGTTGTCTTGCAGGCGCGCACTGACTGGCTGCAGCGCATGCCCGGCCGCATCTCTGGCCGCTTGCCAGGCCGCATGCCCGGCCGCATCTCTGGCCGCAGCCGCGTTGTCATTGACCGCTCTGAGCGTCGGCGTAAGCGACAAGCACTGCGCAAAGTCTGTGATCTGTGGCAGCGCCTCGAGCGCCGCGGCTTGCGTGTCGAGATTCGCGGCTCGGAGCCATGCGGGCGTGTAAACGCGGATGAGCCAATCCGCAGCCATCACTGCGCGGCGTTGCTCGACTGCGGGCGTGCTGCGCGTGCCGACGATAAGCGGCACCAGCGGCTTCAGCAAGCGGTCACGCTCGGCATCGTTGGGCAAGCCGTCGTTCCACGCAACCATGAAATCCTTGATGACCGGACATGCGCATTGCGGCGCATCGCTCCACGGCTCGCCGGCGACGTAGGCCACGGCTTCCATGACGCACATGCCGTGCTCAAAGTCGTCGTGTGAACCTGACTTGAGCGACAGCGCTCGAACTTGCGCAAGACGCTCCGCAACAGTTGCCAGTGGCAGCAAGGCGCTCATACGGCTTCACCCTGCGCGCGGCGACCGAGTTTGGTGAGCGGCGGCAGATGCCAATGCGTGCCGTACCGACAGTGGCGCACATGGTCAATCCGCTGCATGTCCTTGCGCTGCACGATGATGTAAACGTAGTGGTCATCTCGCTTTACGCCGATTTCGTCCGCCTTGCCGGCGCGAATCAAACGCTGCGCGTGTTGCTTGGTGATGATGCTCATAGCTGTGTGTGCTCCGGTAGGGTGGTGACGCGATGAGTAAATTCTAGCCATCTGCTAGGCTAAGTCAAGCCATCTGCTAGACGATCTTGTAGGTGTTTTCCCTAGTAATGCACATCTAGCCTATCGCTAGACTATGGTGCATGAGCATCACACCGAAAGAACGCGTCGAGGTCGCTGCGCAAGTTGGCATCAACGAGCAGTACCTGTACCAGTGCCTGACCGGCAAGCGCGACATGGACGCGGTAGAGGCGGCGCGCGTAGAGCGCGAATCAGGAGGCCGCGTAAAGCGGTGGCATTTGCGCCGCGACTGGGCAAGCGTTTGGCCGGAGTTGGTCGGCGGGGAAGGGGCACCGGGCGCCGCTGCGCCGACGTAAGCATGACCAGAGGCATTGCTACCATCGCCGACCTGCGCGCCCGCAGCGTTGTCGATCCGGTCACGCGTTGCTGGCACTGGCAAGGCGCAATTGCGAAAGATGGCTCGCCGCGGCTCTGGACGTTTGACTATTCGATCTGCGACAAGCGCTCGTGTCCTGGCGCAAGGGCCGCGTTTATGATCGGCTACGGCCGCGCTCCGCGTGGCTTGGCGTATCGCTGCTGCGGGTCGGTGGATTGCGTCAACCCGGTGCACGTAAGCGAGGCTCCTACGCGGGCCGCCATCGGCCTGTTCATCCGCTCCTTGGGCCGGCGCAAGGGCACGCATGTCCAAGCGCGTCGCTGCAATTTGGAAAAGGCGTATGCCGCGCGTGGCGTGGTGCCGACGCCTGCGGCTGCCGTCTTGGAGATCCGCGCCGCTGATGCGAGCGTGACGAACGTATCGCTTGCGGCGAAGTTCGGCATCGCACACAGCACGGTCAGCGCGATTCGGTTGCGTAAGGCTAGGGTGGGGGTGGTGGCATGAGAGGCCACGAGGAGCTGATTGCGCTGCGTCGGCGCGGTCTGTGCCCTCCGATGGTGTGGGTGCACGATGGCTACTTCTATCCTGACCGTCATTGGCGCTATCTGCGCGACTGCGGCGAGCTGGGCGACAACATCGAGATCGACATTGCCGACGATCCCGCTCGGCTGGATCTGCGCTGGGCGAAGGGCTTGTGGGTCAACGTTCAGGGCGACGACGAGCGTCGCGTCGGTCGTCTTGCTCGCTGCCTTGCCGATGCTGGCGCCCGGCGCGTGGTTGCTGCGTGGCATGAGATTCACCTGCGACCGAACGGCGAGTGGCATTGCCCTGCGCAGCGCATGACGTTCAGCAACGATGAGCTTTCGCAGTGGCCCGCGTGATCGAACCAGACTCCATCGACTACGCGGCTTATGAGCGCGCTACAGAGACACGCGTGAAGGTGCGCAAGGCGAGTGTGTTCGGCGACGCGCTGAAGGCGCACTTTGCGCTGCGCGATGGGCAGAGCCGCCACGCTGGCATGACGAGCACGAAACTGCGCGGGTTGATCGAGTTCCGGCCAGGCGAGGTAACCGCCTGGGCCGGCTACAACGGCCACCGCAAAAGCATGTTCGCCGGCCAGGTGGCGCTCGATCTCGTCGATTCCGACCAGCGTGTTCTGATCGCAAGCATGGAGATGCAGCCCGAGCGCACCTTGGGCCGCATGGCTCGGCAGGCAAATGGGGGGCGGCACCCTGCGCCGAATTGGGTCGATCAGTTCATGCGATGGACAGACGATCGGCTGTGGCTGTTCGATCACATGGGCCGCATCACTCCTTCGGCATGCTTGGCGGTGTGTCTGTACTTCGCCGAAGAGCTGAAGGGCCGGCATGTGTTTATTGACTCGATGATGATGGTGTGCCGGAGCGAGGAACACTTAGACGAGCAGAAGCAGTTCGTGACCGACCTTTGCCGGCTTGCACAGGAATCCGGCCTGCATGTGCATCTCATCACGCACTGCCGCAAGCCTCAGACGGGCGAGGAAAGGCCACCGTCAAAGTACGACATCCGCGGCGCTGCTGCGATCAGCGATCAGGTGAGCAACGTCATCACCGTGTGGACGAAGAAAAACAAGAAGGAGGAAGCGCAGGCCGAGCCGGACGTGTTGATTGGCGTTGAGAAGCAGCGGAACGGCGCGTGGGAGGGCAAGGTCAAGCTGTGGTTTGACGATGCTTCGCTGCGCTTCTGCGACGAGCAGCCGAGCGTCTTTGCGCCGGTGCGTGCTTATGACCTGGGGGCGCTGTGACGAAGAAGACCGACGCCTGGATGCCGCTGTACGTGGCTGACTATCTTGCCGACACAAGCCGTCTGACGACCGAGCAGCATGGCGCCTATCTGCTCATTCTTATGGACTATTGGCGCAATGGCCCGCCGCCAGACGACGACGCGGTGCTGTGCTCGATCACACGCATGCAGCTAGTGGCATGGAAGCGAGCTCGGCCGGCTCTGGTCGGCTTTTTCTCAATGATCGATGGCTTCTGGCGGCAGAAGCGCGCCGATGCGGAGAAGCAAAGCGCAGCTGATGTGAGTAGCAAACGCAGCTTATCCGGTAAGCAAGGCGCTGGCAAGCGGTGGGGCAAAACAGATGGCATACCGATGGCAAATGCTATAGCAAACGATATAGCAAACGCATCGCAAAACGATGCACCTACACATTCACATTCACACTCTCCTTCGGAGAGTAAACCCCCCAAACCCCCCAAGGGGGCGGGACGGAGCGGCACGGTTCACGAGTTTCCGCCGGGATTCGATCGGTGGTGGGAGGCGTACCCGAAAAAGGTCGGCAAGGACGCAGCAGCAAAGGCTTTTGCCAAGCGCAAGGTCGATGAATCGCTCTTGGTTGCGATGCTTCAGGCACTGGCCCAGCAGCGGCAGTCCGAGCAGTGGCTGCGCGAACGCGGGCGGTTCATACCGAACCCCGCGACCTGGCTGAACGAAGGGCGTTGGCAGGACGAGAGCGGCTGTGCGGACTACGATCCGATGGCGGGCGCGCTGTGATCGCCTTCACGCTACCCTGGCCGACAAGCGTCAACTCGATGTGGCGCAAGCCGCGCACTGGTGCCTTTGCTGGCCGCATGCTGCTGAGCCACGAAGGGTGCCAGTACCGCAAGGCAGTGGCTCAATCCGTGATGCTTCAGGGCGGGCCATCGGTCAGGCAGGAACGCATCGCCGTAGACATCGAAGTACGGATGCCGGACAAGCGGCGACGCGACCTGGACAACTTGCCGAACACGGTGCTTGACGCGCTCACGCGCGCTGCCGTTTGGGCCGATGACAGCCAGTTTGATGACCTGCGTGTGTGGTTCAGCGATCAACCTCGCGGCGAGCGCGAGCGGGACGCGGATGGTGAGCCGGCCAAATGACTTGGGCAACGAGTGCGCGCGAACGTATTTCCACGGCGGAGGCAGGGGCCTCATGTTCGAGCGCGGCTTTTCCACGGCGGCGTGGGGCGTGCATGGCTGGGTGCTGGTCGGTTGCCAGCAGGTACATGGCCCACCGCGCCGGATCGGGCGAACGGTGGCCGCGCTCGTACTTGCTCCAGCGAGTAGCTCCGCCGAGCTGCACAAGCGCGGCGGCCTGCGCCTGCGAGTGGCCTGCGGCCAGGCGCGCGGTGCGCACGGCTTGCGGCGTGGGCGCGGGCAGGTGGTCGAGCAGCTGCAGCGCGATGGCGGCGCACGCGGCGTCAGCGCGGCGGGCTGGCATAGATCTCTCGCGCTTCGCGCAGCAGGCGCTGCACCATGGCCGCGGCGTTGTGACCGTGCTTCGGCTCCAGCGACTTAATGACCTGGCACTCGTTGTTGGCCAAGCCGCGTGCGCCTATGGTGCCGGGCGGCACGCTAAAGCGCACGAGCAGGCCGGTGTCGTGATGGGCGGTCTGCGCGGCGGCGTCGATGCACCATCGATGTTGCCACTTGTAGTGCTTGTTCGTCATGCTTTTCCTCGGCGGACGGGTGGGTTACCGCAAAAAGAGCGCCGGCAGCCGGCCGGCGGCGGTCATGACGTGACGCCCACAGCGTGCGAAATGGCGCGTCCGAGCACGAAACCGGAAGCGATGCACGCGCAGAGGACTAAAATCATTTTGCAACCTCCTAAGAGTGCCGGCGGGCGGCCGGTGGCGCTATCGATCAATCGATATTTTGATTACAACGTAAAGCGTGATACATGCAAGTGGTCGACGTGCAGACAAACCAGCACACCGTTGAGGCCTCGCCTTAATAGTGCTGTTATGGCGCTTTGCGCAACCTTGACGCCAGTGCGTCAAGCACCGCCGCGCGCTTTTGCGTCAAGCACAGCAGGTCAGCGTACAGGCCGCCAGGCACGTCCGCGGTGCCGGCAGCCCAGCGCTGCATTGTGCGGATGGATACGTCTAGCTCACGCGCCAACTCGGACTGCCAGCGAGGGCCGTACAGAGCGTTGCCGCACTCGTGCAGCAGCCGGCTCACGAAAACGCGACCCAACTCAACTTCGTGCTGCTCGACCGTACTTCGCCCCACCACCGGCCAGGCACAAAACGGTTGTACAGCGTATAGCGCCCTTCGCCGTTCGGCAGCATCGTTTTGACTGCGCGGCGTCCAATCCGCTTTGCGCCAATCAACGTTTCTGCATAGCCGACGACTTTGACGTCGTTGCTGTCGTTGCTAACACTGATGGTGTAAGTCTTGATCATGAGCATGGCCTTTCTGCCGATTGCGCATCGGCCCTGTGCCGATGCGATGACGTAAATATACGCCACCAATCGCGTTCTGTCAAGCAGGTGCGCGACGATGCCAATCGTGCTTTGTGAAAGCGTGATTAACTTGGTGCTGCCGTACCCCACGAGCGCTAATCGCTACTGGCGCCCTGTCAAGGTCGGCAAGCACGTCGCGATCGTGCCGACGAAAGAAGCCAAGGCGTATCGCCAAGCGGTGGGCTGGCAGGCGAGGGCGGCTGGCGTGAAGCTGATCACTGGCCGCGTCAGCGTCGAGATCGAGCTGTACCCGCATCGCCCCCAGGACTGGCAAAAGCGCCAGCGCGAGCGCGGAGATGCGTGGGACGACACCGTGCAGTGCCTGGACCTGGACAACGCCAACAAGGTGCTGCTGGACGCGCTCAAGGGCGTGGCGTTCGACGACGACAAATGGGTGCGCAGCCTGTCGAGCCGGCGCATGGAGCCCGACGCCAAAGGCGCGCGCGTGGTGGTGAGCATTGCGCCTGTCGCCTACGTGCAGCCACAGATCGGCCTTGAGCTGCCGGCGCCACCAGATCTCGCGCGCGAAGCAGCGCTTGCGTTCTGACGGCCATGCAGTTCGCAATTCGCGCTTTCGTTATCGCCTGCGGCGTGGCTTTGGTCATCGCTGCAGTGGCGGCGTCGCGCGAGGTCATGCGCCAGCAGCGCGAGTGCGATCGCAGCGGCGGCGTGATGGTGCGCATCGACAACGGCGCGCGCAAATGTGCCAACGTGGTACGCAGGCCGATGACGTGATGCGCACGGTGACGCTTATCAACGGCCAATCCGTTGCAAGCGACAGCCAGCTTCGGCTGTGGCAGTGCCTGGCGCGCCATGTCCTGGCCCTGCCGTTCGAGCAGCGCCGGCCAGCCAATCAGAGCCGTCACCCCCTATTGGGTCCTTCCGGACCCATGCACACGGCGGGTAATTCGGCCCCCGAAAAAACGCTAGTGGGTGGTTGCGGCGAAAGTCCGTGCGCTAGTCCGAAGCCGGGTCTCGGACGGCAAGACTGAGCGCCCCAGACACATGGCGGTCGAGCTTCTCTCGTTTTCGGCGTACGCGCGGCATCGCGGGTGCGACGAAAAGGCCGTGCGCAAGGCCGTAGCGCAGGCCCGGATCACGGCGATCGAGCGGCACGGCCGACGGCTGATCGACCCCGAGGTGGCCGACATCCAGTGGGCGAAGAACACCCGCGCCCGCGTGCGGCCCAAGGCTCCCGCGGCGGCGACATCGGCGCCAGGGCAGGGTGCGATGCTTGCGGCTGGGACAAGCTCGGCCAGCGGCGCGGCAACGGCGGCTGCCGCGCCGCCTGTCCTAACCAACTACGACAGCGCCAAGACGCGCCAGGCCATTGCCGACGCCATGCGCGCCGAGCTCGAGGTCGGCCGCATGGCCGGGCGTCTGGTCGACCGCGGTCGCGCCGAGCGTGCCGCGTTTGACGCCTTCCGCGAGCTGCGCGACGCGATCTTTGCCGCGGCTAAGTCGCAGGCCCGCAAGGTCATCGGCCTGTCCGACGTCCGCGAGGTCGAGCTTGCGATCGAGGACGAGCTGCGCGTTGCGTTTGACGGATGGGAACAGCGAACCGCCGCACGCATCGCGGAGGCTGCGTGCTCATGAACCTCGCCGACGGCTACGCCGCCATAACCGAAGCCTGCGTGCGTGGTGCCCGCCCCGACCCCGAGCTGCGCGTGGACGAGTGGTCGGAGCAATTTATGGTGGTGCCCAAGGACGCTGCCAAGCCCGGCCGCTACCGCATTGCGCACACCCCGATGGCGCGGCGCATCCTGCAGGTGCTGTCGCCGCGGCACCCGGCGCGCCGCGTCGTCGTCAAGGGAGCGTCGCAGATGCTGAAGACGCAGGTCGCGTTGAACTGGCTGATGGCCAGCGCGCACCGCGCCCCGGCCAACATGCTCGTGCTCGAGCCCACCGACAGCCTGGCCAAGCGCCTGTCGGCGCGCGTGCAGAAGTGCATCCGCGACGTGCAGGACAAGGACGGCCACCACGTGCTGCGCCATGTCTTCGCCGCGCCGCGCAGCCGCGACAGCCGCAACACCGTGTTTGCCAAGGACTTCGAGGGCGGCACCATGTACCTAGCCACCGCCGGCAGCGCCGCCAACCTGGCCGAGATTCCGGCGCGCTACGTCTACATCGACGAGGCCTCGCGCCTTGAGGAGAGCGTGGACGGCGAGGGCGATGTCATCGCCCTGGCCGAAGCACGGCAGACCACCTTCGAGAGCAACAGCAAGCTGCTCATCACCAGCTCGCCGCTCGATCCCGGCGACGCCACCGACCAGCAGTTTGATCGTGGCACCCGCGAGGCCTACCTCGTGCCGTGCCCAAACTGCGGCCACCACCACGAGCTCGTCGTCGAGCACTTTCGCTACGAGCGCGACCCCGACAACGGCTTCATGGCCCGCGCCTGGTTCGTGTGTCCCGAATGCGGCGCCGACATCGACGAGAGCCACAAGGCCGCGATGCTGCGCGACGAGCTGCTCGGCGGCACCGCCTACTGGCACGCCGCGAGCAGCGGCGATGGCGAGACGCTGAGCTTCCACGTCAGCGCGTTTTACGCGCCCGTCGGCAGCGTCAGCTGGCTTAAGCTGGCGCGCGAGCTGGCCCACGCGCGGGTGCAGCACGAGCGCGGCAACCCGCAACCGCTGCAGGTCTTCTACAACACGCGCCTGGCGCTCAGCTGGACCAACACCGAAGAGCAGACCACCGCGCAGCAGCTGCAGGCCCGCGCCGAGCTGGCGCCGCGCGTCGTGCCCGACTGGGCCCTCGTCGTCACCATGGCGGCCGACACGCAGATCAACCGCATTGAGGCCCAAGTCGAGGCATGGGGACCAGGCCTTCAGCATGCCGTCATCGACCACCATGTCTTCATCGGCTCGCCCACCATCCCGCCCGACGACCCCTCTAGCCCGTGGCACAAGCTTGACGAGTACCGCCGAACCCCCTGGGCGCATGCGAGCGGCGTGCCCATCTATGCCAGCGTTTATGCCGTCGACTCCGGCGGCGCCAACACGCAGGATGTCTACAACTACGGCAGCGCGCGCGTGCAGCACGGCTGCCTCGTCGTCAAGGGCGCGAGCGCCTACAACAAGCCCATCATCAGCAGCGCGCCCAGCAAGGCCGACATCGACTGGCAGGGCAAGCGCGTCGAGGGCGGCGTGCTGCTGTGGACGATCGGCACCGACACCGCCAAGGACCACCTGCACAACCGCATGCGCCTCACCGAAGGATGGGGCAGCATGCATTTCGCCACCTCGCTGGATCTCGGTTGGTTCGAGCAACTGCTCGCCGAGGCACCCAAGCGCAAGCGCACCAGCGGCGGCATCGTCCGGCGCGTCTGGGTCAAGCGCAACGAGGGCGACCGCAACGAGGCGCTCGACATGGCTGTCTACAACCTCGCGTGCGCGCACCACCTGGGCCTGCACAAGTGGTCCGCGCAGGACTGGCAGCGCCTGCGCATGCGCCTGGGCGTCGATGCCCCGCGCACGCCCGATCTCTTGGTGCAACCGTCGGCAGCCAGCGAGTCCGCGCGCGTGGCCGCACAGCTCGCCAGCGGGGCCGACCCGGCCCACGCGGTCGTCGTCCCTCCACCTGCGCCGCAACTTCCACCCACCGCCGCCGCGCCGCCTCGTGCGCGCCGCCTCATCTCCAGAGGGCAATACTGATGATGCCGACCTCGCAGCGCGCTGCACCCCCGCTCAGGCTCGCCAGCGCCGCCGACCAGCGCCGCGACGAAGAGCAAGACCTTGACGACGACGCGCCCGTCCCGGCCAGCGGCGAAGCCCAGCTCAAGCTGGCGAGCCTGTCCCGGCGCGACGCCGAGCTTGACGAGCTGTGCGAGCGCTTGGCCTGGTGGGTGCACACGCGCAAGCTCTTCGGTGCGCCGCGCGGGCCTGTCTCGCTGCTTGGCCAGATGCGCACCGGCACCCGTCCCCTCAAGGGCGACGGGGCCGGCCATGATGCCGCGTGCCACTCGCTGCTCGCAGCTCTATATATCGCGATGACGCAGCAGCCGCCCGACGATTTCGACCGCCGCATCTTCGAGATGCACTACCTACACCGCGTCGTCAACATCAAGAGCGCCGCCGCCGCGCTCGGCATCGGTCGCCAGCATTGGTACACAAGGCTGCGCAACTTCCGCCGCCGCATCCACCAGGTGGCCGCCGAGATCGAGGCCCACAACCTAGCCGAGCGCGAGGCCTTCGAGCGGCGCCGGTGACGATCGCTGCCGCAGTCTTCGCCGCGCACCCTCTGGGCGCCTGTGGTCCGCGCGCGCGAATACGTGCATCTCAGGCGATGGGGTGGCGCAATACAACACGCAACCGCGCTGCGTCAAGCGCCGCGGTGTCGCATGCGCATGCGACAACAAAGTGCTTGCCGGCATGCGACACATAGGCCCAGAATCAGGTCACTTTCAGCTAGGTCGTGGAACTCCGGCGGCAAAGAAGAACCCCTGCAAGCCATAGCGCAACCACCACGCTGAATCACAGTTTGCTTCTCTCGTTGGGAACCGTCCAGCGTTCAGAAGGCCCCGCGGCGCAAGCCCGGGGCCTTCTTCTTTGCACCGCCACATCATGTTCGCCGCCGGCGCCAATCCCTTCACGCAGATCCGCAAAGACCTGCTCGCCTTTGAGAAGCAGCAGCGCTTCGGCGTCATCGTCGCACTCACAAAGACCGCGCAGGACGTGAAGGCTGCCGAGATCGCCGAGATTGACCGCGCGATCGACCGTCCCACGCCGTACACGCGCGCAGCGGTGTACCTGCAGCGCGCCACCCGCGAGCGCCCCGTTGCCGCCGTCGGTCTGAAGGACGATCTCACCTACGCGGCGCCCGGTCACCAGCCCGCCAACTACCTGCAACCGCAGATTGACGGTGGGCAGCGCAACATCAAGGCGTTTGAGAAGCTGCTTCAGCTCGCCGGCCTCATGCCCGCCGGATGGAAAGCCGTACCCGGCGCCGCGGCACGCCTTGATCAGTACGGCAACGTTAGCCGCGGCCAGATCGTTCAAGTGCTGTCGCAGTTGCGCCTGCAACGCACCGCCGGCTACACCCGCAACCTGCCACTGCGCCAGCGCCAAACGTTGCGCGGGCCAGACGGCAAGCTGCTGCCGCTGACAGCGGAGCAGAAACGCATCAACGCTGCGCGCAGCCGAGCTTTCGCCCGCGCCGGCGGCCGGTTTTTTGTCATGCGAGCCGGCGAGTCGCCAAAGATCCCGCCAGGCATTTATCAGCGGCAAGTGCTCGGCCGCAAGGCGTTCGGGCCCAACAGCCCGTTTCCGAAGGCTGTATTCGTGTTCGTCACGCGCGCAACGTACCGTAAACGCTTCGATTGGTACACGGTAGCCGAGCGCACCATTGAAGCGCGCCTGTTCTTCCACCTCGACGCCGAGATCGCCAACGCGATCGCCACTGCGCGCTGAGACCATGCCCGCCACGTACCAAGGCCTCACTCTTGAAGAGTGGCAGACCGAGGTCGTCAAGCTTACGGAGGCGCGCGATATGGTCCTGCGCAGCCAGGACTACACCGTCAGCGACGGCACCGTGCAGCGCCGAAACCGCCGCGCTGAACTCGATGTGATTTCTGCCGACCTCAAAGCCGCGCGCTTGGCGGTCGACCGGCTGCAGCAGCAGGCCGCCGGCACGCGGCGCATCCACAACGTCGTCCCGCGCTAGGCCATGTCCTACGTCCCCACAGCCTTCGAGCGCGCGCTCGCCAAGGTGGCACCCGGCGCGGCCACATCGCGCATGGTCAGCCGCGTGCGCTTCGGCCAAGTCGCCAACGCCGGACGCGAGGCCAGCATGCTCGCCGGCGAAGGGCCCAAGGCCACCCAGCCCGAAGGCGCCTACGCCACCACCGGCGGCGGCGCCGGCGGCTGGTTCCGCCGCTGGTTCACCACCCCGCGCGACGCCGCCGCCGACACGCTGCCGCACCTCAAGGAACTGCGCGCGCAGTCACGCGACCTGGCGCGCAAGGAGCCGTATGCGCGCAGCGCGCTTCACACCAAGGCCAACCGCGCCGTCGGCACCGGCCTAGCGCTGTCAGCGCAGCCGCGCGCCGACATCCTCGGCTGGAGCGAGCAGCAACTGGCTGACTGGCGCGGCACCGTGCAAGCCGAATGGAGCCTGTACGCCGACAGCCCCGACAGCGACTGGCTCGGCCAGTCCAACGTGTACGATCAGCAATGGCTTGTACTCCTGTCCGCCCTGGAGAGCGGCGACAGTTTCACCGTCTTGCCGGACGCGGCCAGCCCCGTCTCCCACATGCCGTACCGGCTGCGCACGCAGCTCATCGAGGCCGATCGCGTCGGCAACCCGCTGAACGCGCCAGACACCGCCGAGCTTGGCGGCGGCGTGCGCCGCAGCCCAGGCCGCGTCGAGTACTTTGTGTACGACCGGCACCCCGGCTCCATGCTGCTGCGCGTAATCCCGCAGCTCTACTCCGGCCGCTGGATCGCAGCCGTGGGCGAGAGCGGCCGCCGCCGCATCCTTCACCACTTCCGCCTTGATCGGCCCGAGCAGCCGCGCGGCGTGCCAGATCTCGCGGCATGCATGGCGCTGTTCAAGCAGCTCGGCACCTACAAGGACTCCGAGATCAAGGCCGCGATCGCCAACGCGTTCACCGCGATGGTCATCGAGACGGAAAACGGCCAAGCCGCGCCGATTTTCGGCCTGCAAAACCCTGATCCTAGCGACCCAACGGCCATGCAAGCCACGCCGCAGACGGTCGAGGCCGGCCCGGCCGCCATCATCGGCCTAGTCAAGGGTGAGAAAATCGCTCCCTGGGATCCTAAACGCCCCAATGTCGCTTTTGCCGCCTTCGCCCAGGCTATCGTCGACCAGCTCGGCGCCGGTACGCTCATCGGCCCCGAAATTTTGGGCAAGAAGTTCAACACTAGCTACACGGCCGCGCGCGCCGCGTTCCTCGACGCATGGACGCACATCCGCATGCTGCGCCGCATGGTCGTCACTACCTTCTGCCAGCCGCTGTACGAAACCTGGATGTCCGAGGCCGTGGTGCTGGGCCGAGTCAAGGCGCCCGGCTTCTTCAAGGACCCGCTGCTGCGATGGGCCTACACTCGCGCCGCTTGGATCGGCGACAGCCAGGGCTCCATCAACCCGAAGGACGAGGTAACCGCCTTTGTGACCGCAATCGACGCGCGCCTGTCCACGCGCGAGCGCGCCACTTGGGAGTTGTACGGCGTGGACTGGACCGAGATCTACGGAACCCTTCTCGCCGAGCACCAGCAACTTAAGCGCGACGACATGCTGCCCGTGCCCAAGGCTGGCGCGGCGGCGCCAGCGGCCGCTGGCGCCGACGACAAGGCGCAGAAAGAGGACGCGCGAGCATGACCGCTCCCGTGCTCGGCGACCGCGGCGACCGCGTCGACCTGCTTATCCGCCAGGGCGCCACCTTCGGCCCGCACGAGATCACGCTCACCAACCCCGACGACACGCCTGTGGACCTCACCGGCGCCACCGTGCGCGCGCAGATGCGCCGCAAGGCCCTGACCACCGGCCTGCCGCTGGCAACCTTCGACACGCCGGTCACCGACGCTGCCGCCGGCGTGTTTACCCTCGGCCTGAGCGCCGCGGCCACCGCCGCGCTGGTCGCCGGCGAAGACCCTGCCAGCCTGGACAGCCGCGCCGTGTGGGATCTCGAGGTGCAAGACGCCACCGGCCGCGTGGTGCCCGTGTATTGGGGTAGCGTCACCATTCACCGCGAGGTCACCCGTCCATGACCGTGCTTGCCTGCCAGCCGTGCGTGGTGCGCACGGTGGTGCGCGCGCCTGCGCAGGTCAAGGCCGTGGTGCAGCCGCCGGCAGCTATCGTGGCGCGGCTGGTCAACGGGCAGGGGCCCAGCGGGCCGGCGGGCGCCGACGGCGTGGGCGATGCCAACCACCTGCACCCGCAGCCCGTGGCCGCCGCAGTGTGGGACATCACGCACAACCTGAGCAAGTACCCCAGCGTGACCGTCGTCGACAGCGCGGGCGACGAGTGCGAGGGAGCCGTCGAGTACCTTGGCGCCAACGCCCTGCGCGTCACCTTCTCGGCGCCGTTCGCCGGCACCGCGTACCTCAACTGACAACGTCGGAGCATCCGCATGTCACGCAAGTTCCTTGTTTCCATCGACCTGTCGCAAAACGAGCTGCAAAACCCGCGCATGGCTAACCTAGCCAGCGCGCCGAGCTCGCCTGTGGTTGGCCAGTTCTACTACAACACCACCAGCGGCCGCTTCGAGTATCGCGGCGCGTCGGCGTGGATCGATCCCGCCGCGCGCGCCAACCACAGCGGCACGCAGGCCGCCAGCACCATCAGCGACTTCGACACCCAGGTGCGCACCTCGCGCCTGGACCAGATGGCCGCGCCTACCGGCGCCGTGTCGCTGAACAGTCAGCGCCTGTCTAACGTGGCCGATCCGTCCAGCGCGCAGGACGCCGCCACCAAAGCCTACGTCGACGGCCTGGCCAACGGCACCGACTGGAAGCAGAGCTGCCGCTGCGCCAGCACCGCCAACATCGCCACGCTGTCCGGCCTGCTCACCATCGACGGCATCACTGTGGTAGCCAACGACCGCGTGCTGGTTAAGAACCAGAGTGCCGCCGCCGACAACGGCATCTACTTGGCCGCCAGCGGCGCGTGGACCCGCGCCTCCGACGCCGACGGCGCGAACGAGATCACCGCCGGCATGGCCGTCATGGTGACGGAAGGCACCACTAACGCCGACAGCCAGTGGCGCCTGACCACCAACGACCCTATCACAGTTGGCAGCACCCCGCTCGCCTTCGCGCAGATCGGTGCCGGCACGTCCTACAGCCAAGGCATCGGCATCAGCATCAGCGGCAACACCATCTCGGTGGACACCGCTGTGGTGGTGCGCAAGTTCGCGCAGACCATTGGCGACGGCTCGGCCACCAGCATCGTCGTCACCCACAGTCTGGGCACCACCGACTGCACCGTGCAGGTTTACCAGGTGGCCGACGGCGTGCAGGTCGAGTGCGACATCACGCGCACCAGCACCAGCCAAGTGACGCTGGGCTTCGCCTTGGCGCCCGCGTCCAACTCGCTGCGCGTCGTCGTGCACGCCTGATCACCGGCCGCTGAGATGACCACCAAGAGCCTGCGCTTCGAGCGGCCGGTGCAGCTGGCTGTGGCCCTGGGCGCAACCACGCCCAACCCGGGCGAAACCGGCGTGGTTATCTGGAGCACCACCACCTCGTCGCTGCTCGTGTGGACTGGCTCGCAGTGGTCCGGCATCGGCGCCGGCGCACCCGGCGGCAACGCCAATGAGGTGCAGTACAACAACGCCGGCGCGCACGGCGGCGCGGCCAACGTCGAGATCGAGGGCGGCAACCTCAAGCTGGTGGACACCAGCGATCCATCGGCCCCAGCCGACGGCCTGCTGCTGTATAGCAAGTCAGTAGCCGGTAGGCGCCTGCCCAAAATCATCGGCCCCTCGGGCATCGACACCGTGCTGCAGGTGGGCCTGCACAGCAATGCGGTGTTCATGGTCGCGCCGACCAGCGGCGCCACGGCGCCCAGCGCCTGGGGCGGCACGCTCACCACCGCGAGCACCATGTCGGCGCAGCAGACCATTGCCTCGGCCAACCCGTGGCTGGCCACCTGGCGCAAGCGCTTCCAGACCAGCACCACCGCCGGCAACGTCAGCGGCATGCGCACAGCGTACACGCAATGGTTCCGCGGCAACGCTGCGGGCTTCGGCGGCTTCTTCTTCCGCGCGCTGCTAGGCTCCAGCATTAACCTGAACGGAGGGCAAAAGTTTGTCGGCCTGTGCGCCAGCACCGGCGCGCTGGCCGGCGAGCCGTCGGCGCTGCTGAACATGTGCGGCATGGGCTGGGACGCGGCCGACGCGTCCAGCGGCAATTGGCAGTTCATGCGCAACGACGGCAGCGGCACCGCAACCAAGGTGGACCTAGGCGCCACCAACGCCGCGCGCAGCAACACCACGCACGGCTACGACTTGGTCATGTACATGGCGCCCAACGGCAGCCAGCTGTTCGTGCGCATCGTCAACCTGCACAACAGTGCGGTCGTGCTGGACACGTCCTACACCACCGACCTGCCTGCGGTGAATACCGGCATGGCCTTCAAGGCAGAGGTGCGCAACGGCGCCGTCGCGGCGGCCGACAACCTCGAAATTGCCAAGGTCTACATCGAGACGGACTACTGAGCATGACCACCCGCAACCTCGCCAACCTGAGCACGCGCCTGTATGGCGTGCCGCTGATGGTGCTGCCGGCCGTGGCCGACGCGCTGTCCACCACCTTCCAGACCCTGCTCGAGCAGCGCGGCGGCCTTGTCGACAGCGGGGACGATCAACTGTCTCCCGTCAAGCCGCACGCCTTCGCTGCCAACGTGCGCGCCGAGCGCTACGCCGAGAAGCCCTACGTCGTCACCGACGACGGCGTGGGCGTGCTCGGCGTGTACGGCGTGCTGCTGCAGCGATACGCGTTCGACGCCGCCAGCTGCACCTCGTTCGCGAGCTACCAGGTCATCCGCCAGCGCATGGACGCCATGCTGGCCGACGCGGACGTGAAGGCCGTGCTGCTGGAGGTCGACAGCCCGGGCGGCGAGGCCGCCGGCGCGCACGACCTGGCCCGGGCCCTGTACTCGGCCGCGCAGTCCTCCGGCAAGCCGCTGTGGGCGCATGTGAACGAGGACAGCTTCAGCGCCGCCTACTACCTCACCTCGTCGGCCCGACGCATCGTGGTGCCGCAGGCCGGCCGCGTGGGCTCCATCGGCACCGTGATGGCCCACGTGGACCAGTCGCGCCGCGACGAGAAGATGGGCGTGTCCTGGACCTTCGTTCACAGCGGCAAGCACAAGGTCGATGGCAACTCGCACCAGCCGCTGTCGGCGCAGGCGCGCAAATACATGGAGGCCGAGGTCGCGCGGCTGACGGACATGTTCGTCAACCACGTCGCGCAGGCGCGCTCGATTGACGCGCAGGACGTGCGCAACACCGAGGCCGGCCTGCTGGCCGCCGGCGACGCGCGCCAACTCGGCTTGGTCGACGCCGTCGCCAGCTTCGACGATACCCTTGCCGAGCTGACCGACCTCGTGCGCTCCGGCGCGCGCAACACAGTTTCCCCCACCACCGGCGGACGAGCCGCCACCACCACCGCGAAAGGAGCGACCATGTCGCACACCGACCCGGCGGCCACGCAGGCTGCCGCACCGCCCATGCAGGGCATCACCGAAGCGCAAGCCGCGGAACGCGAATCTGCCGCGTACCAGCGCGGCCTGCTTGCCGGCCGCGCGGCCGAGGCCGAGCGCGTCAAGGGCGTGCGTGCCGCCTTGCTGCCCGGGCACGAGGCGCTCGTCGAGCGGCTCGCCGGGGACGGCAAGACCACGCCGGCAGAGGCTGCCGCGGCCGTCATCGCCGCGGAACGTGAGGCCACCGCCGCGGCCGCTGCATCCCACCGCAAGGATGCGCCCGAGGCCGTGCCCACCGCCCACGCCCCCGAGGGCGGCAAGGCTTCGCTCAAGGGCGCCGACTTGGGCCGCGCCGCGGTCGCCCTGTTCCGCGAGTTCACCGGCCAGAAAGGAGCCTGAACCATGTCTCTTGCCACGTTCTCCACCGAGGGCATCTACGTGCCCGACAACCTCGTCGCCAACGAGCCGGCGCTGCTGCTGTCCGAGAAGGGCACGCTGCTGTCCGGCCAGAACCTCAAGCGCGGCGCGCTGCTCGGCCGCATCACCGCCGGCGGCAAACTCATGCTGAGCCTGTCCGCGTCGGGCGACGGATCGCAGAACCCCATGGCCATCCTGGCCGAGGACTGCGACGCCAGCGCCGGCGACAAGGAGTGCCTGTACTACGTGCGCGGCGACTTCAACGACTTTGCCGTCACCTTCGGAACGGGCCACACCGCCGCCAGCACCAAGGCTGCGCTGCGCGACATCGGCATTTTCATCGTCACCGGACAACAAGGAGTCTGACGCGCCATGGACATTTTCAGCACCGACGCGCTCGTCGCCGTCGTCAACGACCTGCGCCTGCCGCAGACGGGCCTGGCCTCGCGCTACTTCAGCACCGTCAGCCAGGACACGAGCGAGGAGATCCACTTCGACGTGGACAACAAGCCGCGCCGCATGGCGCCCTTCGTCTCGCCGCTGGTGGCCGGCCAGGTCATCAAGAGCCGCGGCTTCCAGACCAAGACCTTCCGTCCGGCCTACATCAAGGACAAGCGCACGTTCACGCCCAACCGCGCGCTGCGCCGCGCCATGGGCGAGCGCATCGGCGGCGGCGAGCTGTCGATGGAGCAGCGCATGCAGTTGCTCGTCGTGCAGGACTTGCAGGACCAGCTCGAGATGATTGAGAGGCGCATGGAGTGGATGGCCGCGCAGGCCCTGTACGGCGGCAGCGTCACCGTGATTGGCGAGCAGTACCCCAACACGGTCGTGGACTTCGGGCGCGATGCGAGCCTAAGCGTCACACTCACCGGCGGAAACCGCTGGGGCCAGGTTGGCATCAAGCCGCTGGACAGCCTGCAGGACTGGTCCGACAACATGGTCAAGCTCACCGGCGTGGGGTTGACCGAGGTCGTCATGACGGTGGACACGTGGAAGTTTTTCCGCGCCGATACCGACGTGAAGACGCGCCTTGACCGCTTCCGCGGCAACAGCACGATGCAGCAAAACGCGCACCAAATGGAGGGCCTGGTTTTTCAGGGCATGGTCGACCAGTTTGCCATCTACACCTACAGCGGCTGGGCGGTCGATCCGGCCAGCGGCACCGAGACCGCGCTGCTGCCGGCCTACACCGTGCTCGGCCTGCCCGCACCTGAGCTGGTGGAGGGCGTGCGCCACTTCGGCGCCATTCAGGACCACGACGCGCTGCAGGCAATGGCGTACTACCCAAAAAGCTGGCTCGAGCAGGATCCGTCCGTTCGCTTCTTGCTGATGCAGTCCGCGCCGCTGCTCGTGCCGTACCGCGTGAACGCGACGTTCCGCGCCACCGTCAACTGACGTTAGGAGCACTCATGAAGCTAATTGCCCTGTGCACTATCGTCGCCGGCAAGCCGGGCGCGGAGGTGCGTGTCCCGCCCGGCGAAGAGTTCGACATCCCCGACAGAGCCGAGGCCGAGCGCTTAGTTGCCGGCGGCCACGCTAACTGGCCGGACAAGAAAGCCGCGGCGAAGACCGACACAAACGCGGCCGGCCAGGGCGCCGTCGCCCAGTCCGCGACTAAAGGAGGTACTACACCATGAAGCTCATCGCCCTCAAGCCCCTGTTGCGCCCCAGCGACGACGGCAAGCCTGTCAACGTGTCCCAGGGCGGCACCTTCGACGCCGACGCCGGCGAAGCCAAGAACCTCATCCGCGCCGGCCTCGCCAAGGCAGCCGACGACGCCAAGCCCGCCGCGCCAGCGGCGGCGGCGGCGCCGGCCGTCCCGAAGGCCTGATCTGCTGCCATGTCGCCGCTCGACGACCTCGGCGTCTACTTTGACGACGAAGGCGAGGACGCCGCGCTCGACGGCTGCCCGGTGCGCGTGCTGTACGGCGCGCCGGGCAGCACCGCTTTGTCAATGGGCGGCGTCGGCTTGTCGATCGACAAGCCGCGCGTGCTCATCCAGGCCGCGAGCATCCCTCCGCGCATAACGTCGCCGGACGCCGATCCCGTCCTCGAACTGCCGCCGTGCCCCGGCCGCGCGCAGCGCATGCGAGTGGTGGAGACGGTGCTCGACGGAACCGGCATGGCAACGTTGATCCTCGCGGCCCATCCGGACTGACGCCATGACCGTCTTTCGTGACATCGGGCTGGCCCTCACCAGCCTGGTGGCGGCTGCGCCATCGCTTTCTGGCGGCTGGTGCAAGTACGAAACGGCGGCGCCCACGCCGCGGGAGCACGGCCGCGCGATCCGCGTCACCAAGGTGCCCCGTGCGGTGTGCACGGTCTCGGACGTTGCCGGCGGCCCGCGCGACTGGACGACGGTCTATGCCATCGAAATCCAGGCGCGCGAGAAGACGGTTGACCAAGCCGACGCCGCGGCCGACCTGCTGCTCGGCGAGGTGTTTGAGATCCTGGCGGCAGAAGGCGTCGGCGCGGCCATGAACCTGGGCGTCATGGCCCTGCTCATCGGCAGCGGCGCGCCAGGCGCCGACGCCGGCCTGTCCGTGGACTTCAGCGACGCGGAGGAGGGCACCGACACGGTGTGCTCGACCACGCTGCAGTTTATTGTCAACCATCGAACCCGGGGTGACCAGCTGGTCCCCTTCAACTGAACCACTCCCACCACCCAAAGGAAACTCGACCATGCCACGTTCCACTCGCGCGGCCGCGCTGCTGGCCAAGACCGAAGCCACCTACGGCGTCGACTCGGTGCCCACCGGCGCCGCCAACTCTATGCTGGTGTCCAAGCCGGTCTGGAACTTCCGGCCCAACAACGTCAACCGCGACCTGCTGCGCCCCTTCCTGGGCAACAGCGAGGAGCTGGTCGGCACGCGCTACTGCGAAGTGACCTTTGAGACTGAGCTCGTCGGCTCCGGTTCTGCCGGCGTGGCGCCCGCCTGGGGCCCGCTCGTGCGCGCGTGCGCCATGTCCGAGACCGTCGAGGCCAGCACGCGCGTGGACTACCTGCCCGTAACCGACCCGCAGGAATCTGTCACGATCTACTTTTTTGACAGCGGCGTGCGCAACCGCGTCCTCGGTGCGCGCGGCACCTTTCAGGTCGTCTGCAAGGCGGGCGAGAAGCCGGTGCTGCAGTTCACCTTCCGCGGCCTGTACACCGCGCTCACCGCGGTGGCGCTGCCCACGGTGGACTACTCGGCGTTCGAAACGCCCGAGGTTCCCACCGACGCGAACACGCTCGACCTCGTGCTCGGCGGCACGCTGCCCGGCACGGGTGCGCCCGTCATCACCGGCGGCACGGCCGTGCCCAGCCTCGGCCTGGACATCGACATCGGCAACGAGGTCGTGTTCACGCCGATGATCGGCGGCGAGACGGTGGACATCGTCGACCGCGCCGGCAGCGGCAAGCTGATGCTTGACCTCACGCCTGCGCAGCAGGTCACGCGGATGGATGCGGTGCTGGCCACGACGCTATCGTCTGTGGGTTTGAGTCACGGCACAGTCGTTGGCAGCAAGGTGCTGATTTTTGCGCCCAGCGTGCAGTTCGCCAACCCCACCAACGGCGAGCTCAACAAGCGCCGCCTGCTCGAGTACGACCTGCGTCTCGTGCCGCCGCCAGCCGGCAGCGGCAACGACGAGTTTCGCCTCGTCGTGAGCTTCTGACGGGCCGCACGCGCATGTTTAACTTGAAGCTGGACGCCACGCCCACTTACTGGTGGGACGTGGAGCTGCTCGTGCCCAAGGCCGACGGCGAGATCGCGGCGCACTCGATTAGGGTGCTTTTCCTGCGCATGCTCGAAGACGAGTTCGACGCGTTCCAGAAAGAGATCCGCGAGCAGTCGCTTGGCGATCGCGAGGTGGCCCGTCGCGTCATGCGCGGCCTGGCCGGCGTGGTCGACGAGCACGGCGTCGAGGCGGCCTGGGGCGAGGAGACCTGCGCGGCGCTGCTGAGCGTGCCTGGCGTGGCGTCAGCCATCGTCGGCAACTGGTTTGCCTCGCGCGACCAAGCGCACCTGGGAAACTTGAAGCGGTTGCGCGAGCGTGGGCCGGCGTCGGCGACGACGAAGGCCAGCGCCACCGCGCCGAACAGCTGACCGCGCTCCAGGACGAGCTGGCCAATGCACTCCAGCTGCAGGCGCCCGAGCCGGTGCTCGAGCGGCTGCGGCGGCGCATCGCGCAGGTGCAGCCCGCCGCCGGCCCGGTGCTTACCGTGGCCGTGTGGCCCGAGAACTGGCACGCCGCGCAGCTTTTCGTCGCGATGTCCACGCAGTGGCGCGTAACCGAGATGGGCAACGGTCAGCTGCGTTACTGGGGCCTGCGCTACGAGGCGCTGCCGCCCGTGCTCGACGAGCTCGCCGGCTTGCCGCACGTGCAGCCGCACCACGTGCTGATGCGTCAGGTGCGTTATTTGGAGCAGCGCGCGCTGCATCACGTCAACCCCAAGACATGAAGGCAACGACATGACCCGCCCGTACCGCGTCGAGCTTCAGGGCTCCGACCAAGGCCTGCTGGTCACGCTGCGCATCACCGAGGCCGCGCTGCAACGCAACGAGCGCGCCTACGGCACGCTCGCGCAGCAGATGGCCCGCGCCAGCGGCGTGGGCACGGCCTTCACCCAGGCCGCCGGCGCGCAGGGCCGCAGCGCCGATGCGCTGGCTGATCACCTGATCCAGGCGGCGCAGGCGAGCCAGCGTTTCGGCGCCGAGCAGGAGCGGTCAGCGGCGGCCAGCCAGCGCGCGGCTGAACTGCAGCAGCGCGCGGCGCAGGCGGCCGCGCGTGCGCGCGCCAATGCGGGCGAAGCCACCGAGCTTGGCGGCATTCCGCCCGAGCAGCGCCTAGCCGCGTTGACGGGCCTGCACCTCGCCGCCCAGGACCGCGAGCGCGCCCACCAAGCGGCGTTGGGCAACATCCGCGAGGCGGGGCTGCAGCGGGAGCGCCAGCAGTACCGTGCGCAGCAGGCGTTTCTGGCATCGCTGAACAAGATCGTCATTGCCGACGATGCTGCGCGCAGCGGCAAGGGTGCGCGCGCGGCGCTGCTCGAATTGCAGGCGGCGCAACTGGGCGTCACAGCGCAGGCCGCGCCGATGATCGCGCGGCTGGCCGAGTCCGACCGGCGGCTGCAGAGCTTTAACAAGACGGGCCGGCTCACGGCGTTGGAGTTGCAGCAGGTCAGCTTCCAGCTGAACGACCTGGGTGTGCAGCTCGCCAGTGGTCAAAACCCTCTCACGGCGCTGATTCAGCAGGGCTCGCAGTTGTCGGGCACGTTCGGCGGCATCCGTCCCGCCATCTCTGCCGTCGCATCGCTCATCACGCCGGCGCGCGTGGCGGTGGGCGGCCTAGCGGTCGGTGTGACCGCGCTCACCGCCGCGTGGCTGCAGGGCTACCGCGAGAGCCGGCAGTTTGCCGACAGCGTGGTGCTCACCGGCAATTACGCTGGCGTCACGGCGGGGCGCATGAACGAGCTGGCGCGGTCGATCGCCGGCGTCAGCGCGAGGCCGCTGGGCGATGTGCGTGAAGCGCTGCAGGCCGTCGTTTCCGCTGCCCGCTTCGGGCCGGAGAACGTGGAGCGCATCACCACCGCCGTGGTCTCGCTTCAGCGCTTCACCGGCCGGGCTGCCGACGAGATCGTCAATGACCTGTCGCGCATCGCCGACGATCCGGCACGCGCTGCGGCCGATTTGAACCGGCAATACAACTTCCTCACGCCCCAGGTGTACGCGCAGGTGCGTGCGCTGCAGGAGCAGGGCCGCTCGCAGGAGGCGGTGGGCCTGGTGGCCGATGCACTCAACGCAAAGTTTGCCGGCCAGCGGCAGAACCTGGGCTTGCTCGAACGAGCATGGGTGAGCTTCGCCGCCACGGCGCGCGACGCGTGGAACAACCTCAAGAGCATCGGCCGCGACACCACGGTCGACGATCGCATCGCCGCGCTGCGCGCGCAGCTTGAGACGCCGATCGTCTCTGCTGAGTTCGGCGGACTGAGCGAGGCCGCGCGTGCCCAGGCGGCGGCGCAACTCGCGGCGCTGGAGGCCGAGAAGAAGGCGGGCGACGAGAAGGCCAAGAGCGACGCCGAGCGCAGCCGAGCCAATCAGGAGGCCATCGCAGCGCTCGACCGCATCCAGGCCACGACGCGGTCGGTCGAGACACAGCAGGAAAAGCTCAACCGCGCGTTGCGCGAGTACCGCCTTGAGGTTGAACGCGTGCGCACGGCCACGCCGAACGCGCCGGAGGTGCAGCCGAAAGAGGTGGCGCGCGTCGAGGCCGGCCTGCGCAAACAATTCGCCGAGCGCCCCGACCGCAGAGGCGCCAGCGAAGCACGTGCGCTGCGCAAAGCCGAGCTCGACGAGGCGCTGCGCGAACTGCAGGACGCAAACACGCGAGAGCGTGATGCGCTGTCGCAGCACCAGCAGTTGCTCGAAGGGCGGTATCAGGCGGGCGAGATCTCGCTGGCCGACTACTACGCGCAGCGCGATCGCGTTCAGGCCGAGGCCACGCAGCGCAGCGCTGAGAGGTACGCCGAGCAGCTCTCGCTGCTGGCGCGATTTCAGGACGAATCGGCCAAGGCCGGCGACAAGGTGCAGGCCGCGCAGGCCGGCAAGCAGATCACCGCGCTGCTCGGCGAACAGGCGCGGCTTGAGGAGGCGGCCGCTGCGCGCAGGCAGCTCGATGCGCGCGCAAGCGCTGAGGCCTACGCACAGCAAGTGCGCGCGGTGGCGGAATTCAAGGCCAGCATCGTCGCGCTCACCGGCGACGAGCGCGAGCTGGCCCGCGTGCGCCGCGAGGAGCAGGTGCGTCAGGCTACGCTGCTGCTCAGCCAAGCGGCAGAAGACCCGGCCGAGATTGCGCGGCGCGTGCAGCGCTACCGCGAACTGCTGCAAGCGCAGGACGACCTTCGCGAGGTGCAGCAACGCGCGTCGCTGGTGAGCGCCCGCGCCGCCACCGACGAAGAGCGATTTGTGCTTGCCTCCGAGGCGCGCGGCGCATCGCTGCAAGAGATTGACCGCGGTGTGTACGAGATCCGCGCGCGCATGGTCGAGCAGCTCGGCGAGATGACAGACGCGGCGCAGCGCCTAGCACAAGTCAGCGGTGACCCCGCGGCTATCCAGCAGGCCAACGAGCTAGGCCTAGCCTACGAGCGCGCACTGCGCTCGGTCGATCCCGCCATCGACCGCCTGCGCGAAGGCCTGCGCGGCCTGGCCGACAGCACGGCCGACACGATCGGCAGCGCGATCGCCGATTTTCGCTCGCTGAGCGACATTGGCAATGCGGTGATCGACGATCTCAGGCGCTTTCTGATCGAGCAGACTATCACCGCGCCGCTTCGGCAGTCGCTGCGTGGCCTAGCCGAGCAGGCAGTGCCCGGCGTGGCGCGCCAGCTCGGCGTGGGCAGCGCCGCCGGCGGTGGCTTGGGCGCTCTCCCCCAAGCCGCTGCCGGCGCGTCCACGTCGGTCTCGTCGATGGCTACGGCTGCCGACCAAGCCACCGCGGCGCTGCAGCGGCTGGCCGGCAGCCGTGGCGCGCCGGTGCCGGGCCTCTCGCCTTCCGGCGCGTCCAACCCGCTAGGCGTTTTCGCCTTCGACACGTCCGATGCCGGCGCACCGGCGCAGCCCAGCGCCGAACGCGACGCGCTGCGCCGCATTGAGGGTGGCGCCATCGAGTCAATTGAGGCCGCGGCGCGCGCGGCCGGCGAGTTTGGCAACCGCGTGGGCAGCACCACGCCGGCGGTGGACGTGATGCGCTCGGTCACCGACAGGGCTGCGCGGGCGCTGTCGCAGCTGCCGCCGGGCGTGCAAGAACTGTTCGGCAACCTCGGCGACGTGCTGGGCGACGTGTTCTCCGGCCTGAGCGGCGGCAACCTTTTCAGCCCCATCGGCTCGTTTTTCGGCTTTGCCAGGGGCGGCGCGTTCGGGCCGGGCGCGTCCGCCTTCAATCCTGGCACCGCGCTTCAGCGGCGCGCCGTCACCGCCTTCGCCAAGGGCGGCGCCTTCACCAATCAGCTTGTCACGCGGCCCACGCCGTTTCGGTTTGCTAGCGGTGGGCGCTTGGAGCAGGGGCTGATGGGCGAGGCGGGTCCCGAGGCCGTGGTTCCGCTGGTGCGCGCCAGCGACGGCTCGCTCGGCGTGCGCACGGTCGTTGAACGCGCCTCGGCGCCGATCGCCGGGACGGTGGACACGTGGGCATCAAGCAGGGTGGCCGAGATGGTCTCGGCGATCACCGCGGCAGCAGAGCGCGCTGCGCCGGGGCAGCCTGCCGCGCAGGGCGTTGCGTCGGCGGGCGCGGTGCGGCAGGCCGACAGCGATCTGCGGCCGGTGCAGGGCGCGCAGCGGGCGCTGCCGGCGGGCGCCGCGGCAGGCGGCAGCGCAGCAGTGGGCGCTGGCCAGGCCGCAGAGGGTGCCACTCCTGCGCCGCTGGAGGTGCATCTGAACCTCATCAATGCGCCCGCGCAAGCCCACGTGAAGCAGGCGCGACGACGTCCTGGCGGCGGACTGGAGCTTGACGTCGTGTTCGAGCAGGTGCGTGAGCGGCTGGGCCGGGAGATCGACAACGACACGGGGCTGGCGCGCAACATCAATGGCCGTTACGGCCTGAACAGCGGGGCCGCGCTGATCCGCTGAGCCATGCCGTACCCCAACGCGCACGCCTGGCCTGCCGAGCTGCCGATGTGGACGCTGGCCGACCACACGCTGCGCGCCGGCGAGCGGGTGGAGGCCACGCCGTTTGAGCAGGGCGAGGACCGGCACCGCGAGATCCGCACTTTTACGCCGTGGCTGGCGCAGGTGTCCACCAAGCCGCTGACGCAAGCGCAGTTTAACCGCCTGTGCGAGTGGTTCGACGACGACCTGCAGGCCGGCGCACTGCGCTTCGATGTGCCGATGCACAGCCTCGAAGGCGCGGGCCCGCAGTGGTGGGAAGCGCAGTTCGTCGGCCCCTTCCGCTGGGAGGCGCGCAGCGCGCGCTACCTCGTCACCGCCGAGCTCATCCTCCTCGACGGCCCGTACCCCTTCTTCGACCCCAACACCGGCGCGCCGGTGCGCGTCACGCCCACACTGTCGGCGCGCTTCGTGGTCGACAGCTTGGTCACCGCGCGTCCTGACACGGCCGCGCTGCTTGCACGCTTCGATGGCGACAGCGAGATCCAGGTGCGCTCCGATCCGACGTTGCGCGCGCGCTTTGAGGGCGACAGCGAGATCCGCGGCTTGTTGAAGCTTGGGTTCCTGCTGCTGCCTGACGGCGCGTCTTACTTGCTGCTTCCGGACGGCGGGCGTCTGCAACTGCCCGACTGAAGAATCACTATGGCTACTGATTCAACCCTTGCCGCACTCGCTGCCGCCGTCGCTGGAGATCTTGACGCCGACGACCTGTCTTACATCGAGGTCGATGGAGCGCCGCGCAAGATCGCACAAAGCGAAAGGTTGGCTTGGGTGCTCAGCAACATCACCGCCAGCGACATCGACATCGCCGACGCGGGCAGCTACTTCTCCGCCACCGAGGTAGAGGCCGCGCTGCAGGAGTTGGGCGCGCGCTTGAGCGCTTTAGGCCTGAGCGGCTTTCGCTACGCCATCGACCTAGACAGCAACGCCGCCAGCGACCCCGGCGCGGGCTTGCTTAAGTTCAACAACGTCACGCTTGCCAGCGTGACGGCGCTGTACATCGACGACAGCACCGTCGACAGCGTGGACCTCAGCACGCTGCTCGCCTCGCTCGGCACAAGCGGGCTGGTCAAGGTCACCAGCCTAGCCGACAAAACCGAGTGGCACGTGTACAAGTGGACGGCCACGCCCACCGACAACACAGGCTGGTGGACGTTCGCCGTCACGCACCAAGCCGGCACCGGCACGTTTGAAGACGCCGACGAGGTGCAGGTCGTTTTCCTGCAGCTAAGCGCCACGGGCGCAGGCATCGGCGGCAGCACTGGCAGCACCGACAACGCGCTGCTGCGCGCCGATGGCACGGGCGGCAGCACAGCGCAAGCCAGCGGCGTCACCGTGACCGACGACAACGAGATTGCCGGCTACCGCGCGCACCGCAACGCGCAGATCGGCACCACGTACACGCTCGACGCAAGCGACGCAGGCAAAGTGGTGCAGCTCACCAACGCGAGCGCGATCACGCTGACGGTGCCGAACAGCCTGCCCGTAGGCTGGTCTTGCACGCTGCTGCAAGGCGGCGCGGGGCAAGTCACAGTCACGGCAGGCAGCGGAGCCACGCACCGCCAGCGCCAGAGCCACACCAAGCTCGCGGGGCAGTACGCCGTCGGCCTCATCACCGTCATCGCCAACAGCGGCGGCAGCGCGGCCGAGTATGTGCTCGGCGGCGACACCGCCACCTGACTCTAGGACACCTCGCCCATGGCCTCCCTCACTCAATACTGGCTCAACGCTGTCGTCGACGCGATGGAGCGCGGCCAGGCCATCACCTTCCCGGCCACGCGGCACTACGGCCTGTTCGCGGTGCTGCCCACACGCAACACCAGCGGCACAGAGCTGAGCGCCGGTGCGGGCTACACCGGCTATGCGCGCATCGCTCTGGCCGCCAGCATGACTAATTGGTCGGGCACGCAGAGCGACGGCAGCACCGGCGCCAGCAACGGCACGCGCGACTACATCACCAACAACGTAGCTGTGTCGTTCTCCGCCTCGCTGACGGCCGCTTGGAGCGGGCTGGTGGGCGTGGGTCAGTTCGACGCACCCTCGGGCGGCAACCTGCTGCGCTGGGGCGCGTTCACCGATTCTGCGGGCAACCTCATAACGCGCAGCTTCACCATCGGCGAGGCGGTGAGCTTCGCGCCGGGCCAGATCCGCCTGTACTACCGCTAACACCATGCCCGCCGTCACCTACCCCGCCACGCTGCCCGCGCCGGAGGCCGGATGGTCGGCCGTGCTGCGCGAGCGCGCGGTGCGCTCGTCGCTGCCCGGCAGGCCGCAGGCGCGTCGGCGCTCGCGTGATGCCATCGCCGACGTGTCGCCGGCCACCTGGACGTACTCGCCCGACGAGATGGCCGTCTGGTGGCCGTGGTTTCACACCACGCTGCGTGACGGCCAACTCTGGTTCGAGATAACCGCGCCGGGCGCCGGCGGCGTGATCCCGCGGGTAATGCGCTTTCGTCCCGGCAGCGTGCAGGTTCCGCCGCTGGGGCGTGGCATCGCGCGCGTGACGGCCGAGTTGGAAGTGCGTGGCCGCAGCGCCGCGCCGGAGGTCTGACATGCCGACGTACCTGCCCGAAAACGCCGGGGTTTCACTTAGCGAGGCCATAGCCGAAGCCTTTGCCAGCGCCAAGGCCGGCGACCCCGCGTTGCGCACGCTCGAACTGCGCCACACGAGCTTCACCGACGCAGACGGCAATCCCATCAGCATCCGCATCGTCAACGACTACCGCAACCTCACGGCAACGGACGAGCGCGGTCAGACGCACACCTACATCGGCATCCCGTTTGAGTACGTGATGCCGGAGCAGACGGACTCAGGTGCGCCCAAGGCCGCATCGGTGCAGATCGACAACGTGAGCCGCGAGGTGCTGCGCGTGCTGATGCAGGCGCGCGAGAGCCACGAGCCGGTGCAGATCGTCGAGCGCATGTTCCTGCCGAGCGACACGTCGGCGCCGCATGTGCTGCCGGTGACGGTGGCCGAGCTGCAGGCGCCCGTGGCTACGGTGGAAAGCGTCTCTGCGCAGATCACCTTCGGCGGCCTCACCAACAAGAAGTTTCCGGCGCGCTACTACGCGCCAGAGTACTTCCCGACGCTGGCGCCGTGATGATGATGAACCTGTCTCCGCACGCCAGCGCGGCCAGCTGGCCTTCCAGATGGGTGGGGCGTGCCTGGGCGCCGCACTTCAACTGCTGGCATCTCGTGCAGCAAGTGCAGCGCGAGGTGTTCGGCCGCGACATGCCGGCTTTGCCCGTCGGCACGCCGGAAGATCAACGCGAGACGTTGCAGCGCATCACCAAACGCTGGCGCCCGACAACGGACGCGCCGCGCGAGGGCGACCTGCTCACGATGACCAGCGACATCGGGCCGCACGTTGGCGTACTCGTGAGTGCCGACCGCGTGCTGCACAACGTAGGCGGCCAGGACGGCAATCGCATCTGGGGCTGCGTGCGGGTGGACGCCATCGATGAGCTGGGCAACAATGGCTACGGGCACTTGAAGCTGTGGAGGGCGGTGTAGTGCAGCGTGACCTGCGCGCGGCCACCGTCGTTGTCTGCGCCGACGCGTTCGACACGCTCATCGACCCAGCCCGTTGCCGTGCCGCGCGAGACGACGAGACGCTGGCCGAAATGGCGCCCGCAGAGCCAGGGGCCTGGGTGTGCATGGTCGATGACCGTTGCATCCCGCGCGCCCTGTGGCACCACATGCCGCCTCCCGGCTCGGTAGTGCGGTGGCGGCGCTTGCCACAGGGCGGTGGACGCGACGGCGGTGGGTCACTGCGCGCAGTGCTGCAGATTGCGGCGCTGATTGCCATCAACTCTTTGACCGGCGGTCTTGGCGGCGGGCTTGGCGCCAGTCTGTTCCGCGCCGGCCTGGCGCTTGGCGCCAACGCGCTCATAGCCAACCTCGTGCCGATCCAGACGCCAGACGCGGGGCGGCAGACCTACACCGCGCAGGCCGCGAACAACCAGGCGCGCCTGGGCCAGCCGATCCCGGACATCTTTGGGTACGACGACAGCTTTCCTGACCTGGCAGCGCAGCCGTACAGCTTTCACGGCACCGCCACGCAAACCGAACCCACAGTGATCACAGCTCGCGGCGTTGATCAGTGGCTGCACCTGCTGCTGAGCGTGGGCGCCGGGCAGCATCACATCTGCCGCGTTTCAATCGGCGACACGGACATCATGAGCTTCGATGATGTCGAGATCGTGCGCATTGGCCCCGGTCAATCCGCGCTTGACGGTCCCGGCGCGGGCGTGGAAAACGTCACCGATCAGACGCTGGTCGATCCGCGCTGGATCACGCACCAAGACGCGGTAATGGTTGAGATGCGGCCTGGCAACTTCACTGGCCCTTGGGTGCTGTGCCCGCGCGGAAGAACACTTGACGCCATCGGCATCGATCTGATCCAGCCGCAAGGCATGACGCGCGAGGTGCGCATGCGCTGGCGGCATGAAGCGCAGTTGATCGACGACGACGACAGGCCTGTCGGCGCGTGGTTTGAGCTTGGAAGCCACACCACAACGCGCGAGACCAGCGTGCCTCTGCGCTATCCGCACGACTATGTTGTGCCAGCAGGTCGGTATCAAGTGCGCACCATTCGCACGGACGAGACCGACGAAGACAACCTACAGAGCATCGACGTGCTCAGCCTGCTTGCCATCCGCGCGCGGCTTGTGGGCGTGCAAGTGAACGTGCCCGACCTAACCATGGTGGCGGTGCGCCTGCGGGCCACCGGGCAGATCAACGGCTCGCTGCGCTTTCGCGTTCGCTGCTACCGCATGCTGCCAAAGTGGAGCGGCAGCGCGTGGTCGGCGCCCGAGATCACGCGCAGTCCAGCTTGGGCTATCGCGCAGGTGCTGCGCTCGCGCGGGACTGCGGACGAAAACATTGACCTGGCGTCGCTGCTCGCCCTGGCGGCGGTGTGGGAGGCGCGGTACGACAGCTTTGACTACAAGTTCGCGCAGCAGATCAGCACTTGGGACGCCATCACGACCATCGCGCGCGTGGGCCGCGCGGCCCCACTGATGCGCGGTAGCCGCTACACCGTAGTTCGCGACAGCCTGCAGACGATGCCCGTGGCCGCCTACGGCATGCGCAACATCGTGCGCGGCTCGGTGCGCATCAAGCCCACGCTGCCGTCGAGCGAGTCGGTGAGCACACTGGACGTCGAGTATTGGGATCCGCAGCGCCAGCTGTACGACGTGGTGACGGCGCAGATTGTGGATGGCGTGATCCAGGTGTACCGCACCGACATAGAGCGTGCCGCTGCGGGCTACCCACCGCCGGACATCAACCGCCGCGGGCGGCTGCGATTTGACGGCGTGATCGGCTTCAACCACGCCTGCCGCATGGCGGCGTACACGCTGGCCGATCGGTACTTCCGCAACGTCGACGTTGAGCTCGACGCGGAACTCGACGGACAACTGCCCGCGCCCTACAACCTCGTGGTGTTTCAGCACGACGTGGGCAACTTTGGCGAGACTGGCGACGTTGTGACGTGGAGCGCTGGCGCGCTCACGCTCACCACGACGGAGCCGCTGACGTGGAGCGACGGATCGCATGCGTTGCGTCTGGTCAAGCCCACCGGCGGGCTGACGCAAGCGATTGCTGCGACGCGCGGCGCGGACGACTACACAGT